TGTAGAGTATGAAGGCGTTAATCAGCTTGAATTAAACGAGATTATTGAGAGCTTAAAAGGCTCAAAGATTGATAAAGTCAAAATTGACGTTATTGAGCAAGAAGAGATTGAGCTTGACGAAGGTAATGAGTTTGCCGAAACTGAATTCAACGTTAAGTTTCGAGTAACGACAGAAAAGCAAAAAGTTCGCATTATCAATATTCCGCCTGAATCATTCTTAATCACTCGGAATGCTACTAGCTTAGATGAAGCTGAAGTTGTTGGTGATAGAGTTCGTAAAACTCGCGGTGAATTAATGGCTGAAGGATTTCCTAAAGATCTAATTGATGATTTACCTAAAGTTACACGTGATGAAGTTCAGCAGTCAAATATTAAGTCAGTTCGCGACCGTGATCAAAATGGTTATTACAGCGATCAATCCATTAATGAGTGGGCTAGTGAATATGTTGAGATTCTAGACTTATACGCAAAAATTGATTATGACGGCGACGGCATTGCAGAAAGGCGTCATGTAATGATTAGTGGTAACCACGTATTAATTAACGAATACTTTAATCATGTGCCTTATGCGTCATTATCAGCAATCTTAATGCCTCACAAGGCTATTGGTCGTTCACGTGCTGAAATCACTTACCAAACGCAATTACAGAAAACCGCTTTAGTTCGTGGCATGAATGACAACATTTACATGGTTAACAATCCACGCAATGTTGTGCATCCTGACGTTGATTTAGATGATATGCTGACCGTTCGTACTAATGGTATTGTGCGCTTAGATGACGATACGACTATCACACCACAGCAAGCGGTTATGCCTCTGCAAATTCCTTACATTGGCGATCGCACGTTACAGGTTATTCAATATGTTGATCAAGCAAGAGCGCAAACAACCGGAACGCTATTAGGTGCTCAAGGTTTGGACGCAGATACTATCGCTAAAGAAACAGCAACACGCTTTAACGGTGTAGAGAAAGCCGGCACAGCTAAGATTGAGTTAATTGCTCGTAACTATGCGGAAACTGGCTTTAGAAAGCTATATGAAGGTATTGCGTGGTTAGTGTCTCGTTACCAAAATACGCAAGCTGAAATCTATGTTCTTGGAAAGCAGTTAACGGTTGACCCGTCTAAATGGAAGTTTAACAACTATGTACAGTCTACAGTGGGATTAGGTGCTGGCAATAATGAACAGTTAGTTCAGTCATTACAGGGTATTTACCAGATTCAAGCTCAATTAATTCAGGCAGGATCAACATTAGCTGACGAACAAGACATGTACAATACACTTAAACGTATTACTGATGGCTTAGGTTTCCCTCGTGTTGACGAATTCTTTAATAACCCAGAAGAGCCTGACGAGCAACTTAAAGCGCAGAATGAAATCCTTAACAAGATGGTTGTTCAGCTACAAGCTCAATTGCAACAAGCTCAAAACCCATTGGCAGAAGCTGAAGCAATCAAGCGAGAAGGGGATATTGCCATTGCTCAAGGCAATCTAGCATTGAAGCAAGCTCAGCTAGCAGAAGAACAGCGACAGTTTAACGTCAAGGCAGCTCAAGATGCCGTTAAGCAACAAGAAGATACTGCGCTTAGCCTGACCGAAATGGAATTAAAATACGACACTGATGTGCCTGGAGCGATTGTTTAATGACTCAACTAACAGATAGCCAACTACAGCAAATCGAGCAACGAGGCAAACGAGCAAGAGAGATTTTAAGCGACCCAATCTTTCAAGAGGCTCTAATGAAGATGAAAGCGAATCTTTTAGTGGAATTTCAAGACTGTGATTTGTCTGATGATGACAAAAGATTGAATGCTTGGCAGCAGGGTCAGCTACTTAAGAAATTTGAAAAAGAATTTACATCACTGATTAAAGGCGGAGAAAATGCCAAGGTTACATTGATGGAGCGCGCAAAAGGCGCGTTAAGACGAATTATTTAACCGTGAACAACCTATAAGGACTCACACATGTTTACATTTAACGAAGGCATTAGCGAAAGCGAAGCTCTATCAAAATTTAAAGCGTCAAGAAATACGGACTCGCAAGAGCAACCAGAAAAGCCTGACGTTGTTAATGTGTCGGAAGATGCACCAACTGAATCAGAAGAAGCCGAAACGCAAGTGGAGGCATTAACGGATGAAGTTGAAGAATCAGCGATTGCAGAAGCAGAAGAAGTTGAAACAGAAGCTCAAGAGGATGCGCAAGACCTTCTTTACTACGATATTGACGGTGAAGAAGTAAGCTCAAAGCAACTTAAAGAGTGGAAGTCTAACGGCTTAATGCAAGCAGATTATACTCGCAAAACGCAAGAGTTATCACAAGAGCGAAAAGCTTTTGAGGAGAAAGAACAGGCTTACAACGATAAAAGCGCTAAGTTGGAAAGCATGTTAGCAGAAGTGCAAGCGATCATTGATGATGAAACGCCTTCAGCAGAAACTTTAGCGGAATGGCGAGAGTACGAACCGGAAAAACTCTTAGATTACCAAGAGAAATCAGCTAGACGTAAAGAGCTAATTAACAAAGCTAAAGAGGTTAAGCCAGAACCAGTACAACATGATTACTCAGGCTTACTGAAAAGCAACCCTGATTGGGTTAAAGATGGCCAAACAACTGATGCTTATACTAAGGATATGCAAGCGATGACCGAATACGCCAATAGCGTTGGAATGTCAACCGAAGAGGCGGCGCAATTATCGCCGCAGCACTTGCAAATCCTGCTTGATGCTACGCGATACAGTAAAGCTAACGCTAAAAGCGCGGTAACAGCAAAGAAAGTACGTAAGGCTCCGATAAGTACAAAACCAAAGGCACAGCAACAAAGCTCTGTCAAAAGCGAAATTGAAGCACTTCAGGCGCGTGTTAAAAAATACGGTCGAGAGCAAGATTTTGTGAAATTAAGAAAGCTACAACGACAACTTAACAACTAATAAGGAAGCTTAAAAATGGCTGACGTATATTCTACCTATGACGCGATTGGTAACCGCGAAGATTTAGCGGATATGATTTATGATATCTCGCCAACTACAACTCCATTTGTATCTGGTATTGCTAAGAACCAAGCAACAGCAGTTAACCATGAGTGGCAAACAGACTCACTAGCTCCTGCTGCTAACAACGCTCAAATTGAAGGTGTAGACGCAACAACTACCGTTTCAACGCCTACAACTCGTTTAGGCAACTACACGCAGATTGCTAGCAAAACTCCACAGGTATCGCGTACACAGCGCCAAGTTGAATCGGCTGGCCGTGGTGACGAAATGGATTACCAAATCATGAAGATGGCTAAAGAGCTAAAACGTGACCAAGAATTCACTGTTTTATCTAACAAGCCTAAAGTGATTGGTAACGAAGATACTACCGCACGTGAATGTGCTGGTGTTGGCGCATGGGTTGCTGACAACTTAAACATGGGTACTGGTGGTGTTGCTCCTACTGGTGACGGTACTGACGCACGTACTGCAGGCACTCCTCGTGCATTAGATGAAGCATTCTTGAAAGATGTTTTAGCTCAGTGTTGGGATGAAGGTGGTGAGCCTAACATGATCATGGCAGGTTCATTTAACAAACAAGCAATGTCAGCGTTCGTTGGTGGTGGTAACTCAGGCCCGGCACAACGCATGGTTGATGGTGATGCTTCACGTGTTAACACTGCCATTGATATTTATGTATCTGACTTCGGTTCATTAGCTGTAGTGCCTAACCGCTTCATGGAGCAAGATGAAATGCTTGTACTTGAAATGGATAAGTGGTGCCTATCTACACTAAGCAACTTCGAAGAGCAACCACTAGCAAAAGTTGGTGATAGTGATCGCGTATTACTGGTTTCTGAATTCACTTTAGAAGCTAAGAACGCTAAATCATCTGGTGTAGTAGGTGACTTGACAACTGCTTAATCAGCAAGGGAGGGCTTCGGCTCTCCCTCTAAACTTTAGGGTTAATGACATGACTGAAGAAAAGAAAACAACCAAAAAACCAGCCGCCAAAAAAGCAATAGCAAAGAAAAAGCTAGTTACTGAAAAGGGCGTTGTTGTTAAGAAAAAAGAAGAGTTCACTTGTTCAACTAAAGAATACGAGCGATTAAAAAAGCTTAAGGCTGTATAATGACTAAACAGTTTTTCGATCATGACAATTTCTACGGATTAACTGAGCACATCGGCAAAAACGACAAAGGCCAAACAGTTATTCAAAGGACGCAAAATACAGATAAAATCGTGCGAGCTAACATGCAAGAAATGAACTCTCATATTGCAAACAACTGGCGCGGTGATATGCACAAGGTTGCATCTATTCCGTTAATTGTTATTGATATGTGGCGTGAAGAAATGAAGAAAGCTGGTTATCACAATTGCGACCCTTTACATGCTGACAATAGAACATTCCTTATCGCTAAAATTAACTCCTCTGAATGGAGTGGCTTAAGAACCAAACCAGGTAAAATATAATGGCTCTAGATACCTATGACAATTTAGTTAAAGAGATTCAAGACTGGTCTCATAGAAACGACTTAGGAACAAAAATTCCTGACTTTATCACGCTTGCTGAAAACGCAATGTATTCTAATGACGTTCAAAACTTAACTATTCGTGTCATGGAAATCATTTCTACAGCTCCAACTGATGGAAAGTACTTAAGTTTACCTGATGATTTTGAGTCAATTCGTTCGTTAAGATTGGAGCTAGATAATGGTAATGGCGAGGTAAGATACCAAGCACCTGAAGCAATGCGCCGTCACCCTTATACTGGCCAACCTAAGTTTTTCACTATTCTTGGCGGTCAGGTTGAATTTGATCGCACACCTGACAACGAATACACAATTGAGATACAATATTTTCGCAGACCAACCAATTTAGATGAAGGTAATCAGACTAATGAGGTTTTGGCTAACCACCCTAAAATTTACTTATTTGGTGCGCTATCTGAGCTGCATTCTTATTCACAAGACGAACAGCAACAAGCTTTATATGAGCGTAAATTTATTAATGCTATTCGCGGTGCTAATAAAGCAGACAAGAAAGGTCGTTACGGTCCTGCTCCTTCAATGAATATCGACTTAGGGATGACGCCTTAATGCCTTATGCTGAAGTTCCATTAAATATTACCGGCCCTTCTTACCAATCAAGAAGCAAGCCTTTATCATCCCAAAGAACAGTTAATTGGTATCAGCAATTGTCAGAAGGCGGTAAAGATAATTATGTGCTAATGCCTTTTCCTGGATTAAAGGTTTTTGCCACAAGTAATCCTGAAGCTGATCGTGGCTTGTGGAGGATGGCTGAGGTTTTATACCAAGTAAAAGGCAATACTCTATATAGAATAAGCAATGCTGGTGTTTACGAATCGCTTGGTGAGATACCAGGTAAAGAACGTTGCATCATGGCTGACGACGGCATAAACCTATTCATAGTGACCAATAGAAAAGTCTACCATTACAATTCTGATGATAACTCAATAAATCAAGTTACAGACCCAGATATTGATGGCGCAATTTCTGTTGACATTATCAACAATCAATTCATCTACACAAAAGAAAAATTTACCACCATTTCAAATGTTGGCGATGGCACACAAGCAAACGCATTAAATGTCATTGGTGCAGAAACAAAACCAGATAACCTTGTCAGAGATTATGTTTTTGAACAAATTATATGGCGATTTGGTGAGAGAACTATAGAGGGTTGGTGGAATAGCGGCGTTGGCCAGCCACCAATTGAACGCCTAGACGGGCAAATGTTTGATGTTGGTTGTGCTTCTAAGTACTCAATAACTCAGACAGACGAGTTTTTTTACTGGTTAGGCGATGATTACGCCATTTATCGCGCCACAGGTGGAGCTAAACAGCGCATAAGCACTGACGCAATTTCTAACGAATTAAGAAGTTTTGACAGGATAGATGACGCTATCGGCAACACATTTACCATTCAAGGGCAAAATTTCTATATGATAACCTTTCCTGGTGCCGGTAGAACTTTCGTAAACAACGAAGCACTAGGCAATAACGGATGGTTCGAATTATCAAGTGGTGTTAATGGTGGTATCTATCAAGGTTCTGAAGTTGTTAGTTGTTATGGCAAAAATTTAGTCGCTGATTTTAAGACAGGCAAAATTTACGAATTGGATTTGCAAACTTACACCAATAACTTAGAGCCAATTAGAAGAGAGCGAGTTTTGCAGGCTATTGATGCGAGAATCATAGGTGGTAAACAAAGAAATCGCGTTGGTATGGATAGGCTTTACATCAATATGGAAACTGGCGTCGGCTTGATTGATGGTCAAGGCGACAACCCCAGGATAATGGTCGAATACTCTGACGATGGCGGCAGAACATGGTCACATGGATCTTGGCCTCGTGTTGGTCGTCTAGGTGAGTTTGTATTGCTTGTCCAATGGGATAATCTAGAAACTTTTTACAACAGAATTATTCGCATAAGTACAACTGACCCAGTTAATTACTCTGTTTACTCGGCTAGTGCCGGGTTAAGGCTAGCAGGACGATGACAGAAATAGTTAATCCGCCTCCGCAGCTAAAGCTGCCAAAAAGGTTCTTAACTGACCCTGAAACAAGAGCTTACTTTGAGCAGCAACAGCGCATAATGTATCAGCTATGGCGCAGAACTGGTGGCGCTGATGATACGATCGGAGACTTGGCTAGTATAAACTTTTCGAATTTTAACGGGCAATTACAAGATATACGCAAAGAATTGGAAGGCAAGCCAGAATTCACCATTGACTCCACTGGCTTTACCGCTGACTCAACACTGATTACTGCTGACAAGGTTATCGCATAATGGCACAAGAAATAATTAACATCGGAAGCGCTGACGCCAAGCAAGGCGACAGCCTTTTTGCTGCGTTTACTAAAACGAACAACAACTTTGATCAGCTTTTTGATTCTGACCCAAAAAACGAGGTTGTAGTTAATCAAGAATCAGATTTTCCTGCGCCAGTTGCCGGAGTTATAACGCTTCTTAGTAATACTAACTACATCATAGGTGGCACAATTACTACTGCAAATAGGTTTGTTGTTGGCGATGGTACAACATTAACATCAAGAAACCCGTTTTTCCCAGCAATTATTTATACCGGCTCTGACACCATGTTTACTGGGGCGGACACTAATTTTGCACTAGATAGAATCGGAATTTCTTGTCCTTCTGGAAAGTGCTTTGATTTTTCAAGTTCGCCAGGCCAAGGATCGACATTTGGATTAAATATAGTGTCTATATTTCAATGCGATAGTGTTGGTAATTTTGATAATTTACGATCAATTAACTGGACTAACTCTAGTGCATTTTCCGCAAATCAAGGTATTGTTATTTCTGGAACTGATAATTGGGAAGTTTTATCTATTATTAGGATGGGGTTAACAACGTCAAATACATCATTTGTCGGCCTAGACTTAACAAATTCAATTCACAGAAGTGTAGAGATAAACAACTATGTTTTAAATGGGGTTTCAGGCTCTGTGGGTATATCTGGCTCAGCAAATAGCGCTAATATTACTGCAAACTTTGTGGCTTCAGTGGCTCAGTGTGAATTTATATCCCCTGTAACGCCTTTAAGCGGTATCGATGAAGATGATATTAGATATTCATTCTTAGGTAACTCTGGCATACCTAACTCAACAGTCAGCGCAAACCCTTATCTAACGACACAAACGACAGTAACCATAAATACTGCTGGTGTTTATGAGAAAATAAACCAAAGCAATTGGAATTCTACGGTGTCAACCAGGGTGCAGATTACTGCTGATGGCGACATAATCAACCTTTTGGAAGATGAAATAAAAGTTCAATTAACCGGCACTTGCACAGTCGAAAAGGTCGGTGGTGGTAATGACTTGATAACTGCTAGACTGGTTTATAATGACGACCCGACTAATTCTGAATCAGCAATCACTGAAGTAGGCACACAGAACGGGCAGCCTACAAATATATCATTAACAGGTGTTTTTATTCTTCAGCCAGGAGACTCGATATCTATTTATGTAGCAAACCAAGGGTCAACATCAAACATTATCGTTGATTACGCTAAATTCTCAGTTTTAAGGCTTTTATAATGGCGACTTTACAGATAGTAGACAATGGCGTTAATACAATAGCTGACACAGTGCAGGAGTTTTACACTTCTCCTGCTGGACAGGCTACAGTTATAGAAAGTTTCACAGCGTCTAATACTTCAAAAGTTAACGCGAGTTATACGGCATACATTCAATCGCCTAGCGGGGTGTTGCAAGCGCAAATACCTTTTAAAGTTGTTGTATGGGGTGAGAATGATTTAGGTATCGGCATTGTTAATCAGGTTATCCCGCCTGGCGGAAGCTTAAGAATAGAGAGTAGCGCCATTGATTCAATATACTTTACAGTGACCGGTAGGCAGATTTGATTTTATTAGAAACCAAAGACAGAAAAGAAATTAACAAGGTCTTAAAACACCCTGATATTTATGATGCAATATCTAGTGATTCCTGTCCCAAAGCCGATGATATGGAATTCCCTATTGATGATGATTATCAATACATCGCAGGTTTTGTAAATGGTGAAATAATCGGCCTATTGGTGTATCATTCATATAAAGATGGTCGGGAATGTCACGTGCAAGTCTTGCCTGAGTATAGAGAGTTATACGCTAAAGAATTTGGAGAACAAGCCTTAGAGTTTAAAGGCACTCTCCCGTTATATGCAGAAATACCAGAGTTATATAAAAATGTTTTAGCATTTGCTGAGCTTAATAACTTTGAAATTATCGGTGAGCACACTGATAGATATGTTAAAAACGGGAAAGATTATCCCGTAAAGATTTTAAAGTACAAGGGGTAAATCATGGGTTTTGTTCGCAGGCTCACAGGTAAAGACCAGGCAGGCGCCATAAAGAAAGGCGCAGAGCTTCAGTTCCAAGCAGGTGAGGAGGCTTCTCAGCTTTTAGATCCATTCAAAGCTATTGGAGAGCAAGGTTTAGAGCAAGCAGGATTCTTAACTGATCCTCAAGCTCAGTTTGACTTTCTTCAATCTAATCCACTTTTTCAGGCTGCATTATCAGCAGGACAAGATTCATTAACTGGTATTGAGCAATCAGCAGCCGCTAGAGGTCGATTGTCTGCCGGTGACACAGCTTCAACCCTTCAAGAGCAAGGGATGAGAAACACCTTGTTAGCTGCGCAACCTTTAATCGCAGAGCAAAAAGCCTCAATTGGTGACTTGCTTAACTTTGGCCAGGGTACAGCTATCAACCAAGGCAACTTAAGAACAGGGCAAGCTGCCGCTCAATCTGCTGGTTTAATTGGTGCGGCTGATGCCCGAGCGCGGGGAGCGCAAAATATTATTGATTTAGGATCAAAGATAGCTGGCAACATAGCAGCAGGGTTCTCTGACCCAGCATTAAAAACAGATGTTAAATACTCTCACGAAACAAACGGACACAATATCTACACATGGAAGTGGAATGAAAAAGCCGAAGCACTAGGGCTGTCAGGTTACGATTCTGGTGTCATGGCTGACGAAGTGTTAGCTAAAAACCCTGAAGCTGTATCAACAGAATTCGGTTATATGAAGGTTGATTACAATGCTATAGGAGTTAATAAGTAATGGCTATTGATCCACGCATCCTATCCAAAGGCGCATTTGTTCCAAGTATTGCCAGAAGTATTAACATATTCGATCAGGCGGTTTTAGGGGCAGAGCAAAGACAGGCACGAAAAGAAGAAGCCGAAAGACAGAAAGCTATGGCTCCTTTCTTACAGCAACAATTAGAGCAGCAGGTTGAACAGCGACAACGAGTACTTGACGAACAAGCAGAGAATAGAATTATTCGCTCTATAGCAGAGTTTGCACCTGTTTTACGACCTGCTTTGGAAGGCGCTATTAAATCAGGTGATACCGCTGAAGCTCAAACACTATTAACTCAAAGACTAATTGATTTGCAAAACCGCGGTTTAGACACAACGGAAACTGTCGAAGCTATCACACAGTTGCGACAAGGTAATCCACAACAAGTTTTAGCTGAACTAAACGCTATTGATGCAGCGGCAGGGCAGCGCGGTTTAGTAAGGGGTACGCCTCAACAAAGTGCAGGACAAAGAGAATTTGCTGGCCTTATAACCATGGCTGGCGGTGATAAAGAAGATTTAACAACCAAGGCAGCAAGAATTAAATTAGGTTTAGAACCTAGAGCGGTCGGATCGGCTGAGCAAACGCTCGCACAAGACGAAGACGCTCAAGGAAAAGTTATAACCTTTAAGGAAAGAGTTATTAACGCAACCAAACTAGCTGAAAAGCAAGCTACAGAGTTAGGCTCCGAATTAACTGACCTTAACAGAATGGAATCAACACTTCCTGAACTTAAAAATACAGTTAATGAACTTAAAAAGCTTGCCCCATTAGCAACTAGCACTTTGGCAGGTAGAGGCTTTGACACTTTATCTAAAGAATTAGGCTTTGGCTCAACAAGAGGCGCAAACGCAAGAGCTAGATTCATATCAATTATTGATAACCAAGTTCTTCCATTGTTAAAGCCTACTTTTGGCGGATCATTTACCGTAGAAGAAGGCAAGGCGCTAAAAGCTTCACTAGCAGATCCAGACGCTAGCCCTGAGCAAAAAATAGAACAATTAAATGCTTTCTTAGAGCAAAAAGAACGCGATATTAGAAGCAAAAGAACCACCGTTGGCGGCCTTGGTGGTGATACGTCAGGATTTAAAATTATCAGCATAGGTGATCAATAATGCCACAAGCAAAAATACAAACACCTGACGGCAGAATAATTACTCTGGAAGTGCCAGAGGGAGCAACTGAGCAACAAATTCTTGATTTCGTTAAATCTCAAGACTTATCCCAGTTTCAGACGGAAGCAACTGTAACCGATATTAAAACCCCTACTGAGCAAGTCACGGCAGTTCAAGAAGCGGCACAAGTTGAAGAACCGCAAGGCACAGTGACAAACTTAGCTGCTGTGCCAATTGGCGCAATTGAAAATATAGTTTCAATGGTTTCTGGCGGTGTAACCGATGCAGGCGCAATAGCTGCCAACTTATTAGGTGCTACTCAGGAAGAATTAGGCTTTGACAGCGCTGTCGCTAGGCAGTTCGCTAAAGAGCTTGAAGAGGGTGGCGGATTTCAACCAAGAACACAAGCTGGACAAAACATCCAAAGAGGCATAGCAGAAGCTTTATCTCCAGTGATGGAAACTGCTACAGAGTTTGGCAGAAAATACGTCTTAGCGCCAAATGTTGCGGGCTTGCCAGGCATAGAGCCAAATGAGGCAACCTCCCTATTTGAAGATATAGAAAATAGAGGGTTTGACGCTGTAGCTGACAAGGTTGAACGAGAAACAGGAAGCCCTTTACTCACTCAAATAACTAGAGATGCACCCGCTTTGGCTACTGCTCCTTTTGCTGCCAAAACAACATTCTCAGCCGCAACTAGAAGCCCTAGACAGGCAAGAAAGCTTGTAGCTGACCAAATTAGACAAGGCAACCCTAACACTGATTTAGTGACAAAAATGCTAAATGATAGAGGTCAGATTGTTACTAATCGCAACTCTAAGCGAGCGCTAAAGGTTCTTGAAAAAGATTTAGGCGATATTAAAGGCCCTCAAACCGTAAGCGTGCTTGAAAACATGAGCGAAGCATCAAAAACGCAAGTAAAAAAAATGCTCGATATTGTAGAAAAAGGCAGAAAAGAGCCTATCTTCGCTCAAACAAATAGACCTGCAGATGTTTTAGGTGAATCTATAGCTAGACGCGCAAGAGCAATAAAGAAAATAAACGAGGATGCAGGCAAGAAAATAGGATCTATCGCTAAAAACAACAAAGGAAAGGCTGTTGATATTAACCCTAGCGTAGCTAGATTTTTGGATGAATTAACTGATCTTGGCGTTACATTTAATCGTGGTGACGATGGATGGGTTACTCCTGACTTTTCACGCTCAAGGTTTGTTGGCGGTAGTCAAAAGGATTTAACCGTTTTAATTAATGACTTGCTAGATCCAGAAGTTGACTTTCAGAAAGCTCACAGGTTAAAGCGAACAATAAGAGATAACGTGAACTTTGATAAAGGTGGCACAGGTCAGTTATCTGGTGATTCTGAAAAGTTACTAAAAGACCTTTCAAGGGGTATTGATGACACCCTGGACAGCCTATCTCCTGAATACAAAAAGGCAAATGAACGTTTTGCTAAAACAATTCAGATAAAAGAAGACTTTGATAAGTTAGCCGGGAAGGATGTTGACCTTGGCGATCCTGAGGTTTTCAAGGCATTAGGCGGTAAAGCTAGAAGGCTTGACTCTAATGCTGTATCGAGAGTGCCAATTGAAAAGCTCATCAATGATTCTGAAAAAGCGCTCGGTGATTTAGGTGTAACATTCAAAGACGACATACTGGGCTTAAATCATGTTTTAACAAATATTGAAAATAGCTTTAAAATTGAGCCTGCCGGATCTTTTCAGGGCAGAATACAAAGAGCAGGCGCAAACATAGCTCAAGGTGTAAGTCCTGAAGTTGCAGCAACACAAGGAATTTTAGAAAGAATAACCAAGCTTAATGAGCCTGATTTTAATAAAAAAATGAGCGCTTACAGATTACTAACAAGGCAGGATAAATAATGGCTTTATCACCAATTGCATTCACTATCCCTAATTATAGGGATTATAAAAACTACTGGCTTAAGGCTTATATTCCGGCAACGACAACGCCGAAGGTTATGGCTCTAGATAAAGATGGAGTTACTACGGTTGCAAAGCTCCAGTTAAATAAGGACGGCTTTCCAGAGTCAGCAGGAGGAGCTTTAGTAATACCTTATATTGATGGTAGTTATGATTTATATGCTTTTCCTACTGAAGCAGAAGCAGATGCAAACGACACTTCGAACGCTTTAAGATTCGCTGACGATATAAGTGCAGGAATAGATTTCTCTGGTGTCACTAGAAAATTTAACACTCTAGAAGGTAGTCCAGACTCTTTGGTTAATGCTTCTGATGTCTCTATTGGTGATACTATATACGTAGACGAAAGGACAGAAGGTAATGGCGGATGCTCTATTTGGAGTGCGGTTGACTCCGCCACTGTAACACCTAACACCTTTGATATAGTTATTTCGATAGCTCAGCCAACCATAGCTTTTGTGATCAAGCATCAAGGCGTGGTTAACATTTTGGCTTATGGGCTTGTTGCAGATGGAACAAAAGGCGCTGCAACCGGAACGGATAACTCTTTAGCGTTTCAAACATTGATAGCAGATCAAAGCATAAATAAAGTAACTGGTTCTAGTGGAGTGTTTTTCTTTGGTGAGTTAGGGCTTGACGAAATACTAGCGACAAGAACTACAAATAAAATAGATATTGATTGGGGTGGAGCATACTTGACTGTTGCTGGTGATAACTCTATTGTCAACACGGGCATGGCATTTTTGCGATTATCCGATGTTAATGGTTCAATGATTAACTTTGAGTTTGAAGATGTTAACTTTAATATAGAGACTTCAACTGGAAGAGGTGTTATGCCTTTTCAAATTTATAATGAGTTCGCCAACACTGAGGGTTATTCTTGCGGTCATTGTAAAATCCACAAAGGACAATCACTACTAACTTGTTTTGGTGCTGACCCGTCTAACTTCCAAGCCTCAGTTATTGCTTTGGTTGGTGATTTGTACGGTGATGAAGTTTATTACGGTGTTAACTGTGCTAATAATGGTAATGATATTCATGGTAATTATCGAGTAAACAAAGTTTACCGTGGCGCTTTCCTATACGGCATGAGAAATGCTGATTTAACTTTCAAAGCTTCTGAAGGTCAACCAAGCAGTGCAAACTTACTTATTTCAAACTCAGGTGGCACTAACCCACCAACAGAAAATATAAAAATAAGAGCCATTTTTGAATCATTGAACGGTGGCGTTGCTATTGCCGATCAACCAGCTCTCGGAGATGGTGTTTATAGAAACATCGACATTGAAGTTGCAATTAAAGCAATAGGATCGAACCTTACATTAGACAGCCCTATTGTTAGGTTTGGTGCGTTTGATACTGATGGTGTATTTTTACCAAATGTAACAACTTTGATGGAAGATATAAGAATCGACCTTAAATCTGACTTAGCTTTTACTCAAGCATTCAGCACTTTATCAAGAAGCCCTAACTATGGGGTTTTGACTGTTCCTTCACCTAATAAAATTAACGATTACTTGATAACGAGTGATTGGCTAATTGCAACAAGGGGAAGGGTTTATAATGTAGCAGGACTGGTCAACCCAAACGCTAATTCTGTAGAGATAGACTCTAAGTTTGTTACAGGTGTCCCTAAAAATGGAGTTGTTAGTTGTGTTGCTCATGTTACGGCTTTGAATGGCACATTAGGAAGTCCTCAAACAATAGCTAGTTATTGGGTTCAAGGTTCAACAAGTAGCACAGGGGCGTTGACGATTTTTGCTGCCACTGAGATCAGCAGTAGGAATATAGGTGGGATAACACCTGTAATAACAATTGACGCTAATGGAAATAACATTAGGGCCTCTGTTGATAATCAATACACAGACCCTAACGGCAGCTTGAAGCTTTCACTGGAAAGATTTTAAATACTGCAATCTTTGTTTCCGATTATGGCTGTATTACCTGTTAGGGTATTACAGCCGAATCTTATAGTTTTATTATCAGAAAGGTGTGAAAAATCATTAAACCCGGCGTCATGAAACTCATTATTTATTATTGATATGTTTTTTGTTGGTGTTTTTTCTGGTGAAATTATTTTTATAATATATTCAAAGTTTGTAGCTTGATTATTGGTAAAAATCAAATTTTCATCGGTGTTGTGTTCTTCTCCTGCAAACTGACCGAGTACCCCATAATTCCCTGAGTATGAAACAAAAATATTATTTACAACTTTCAAATTGCCACCTCCCCAACTAAATGTTATAGCTCCTTCTGAGTGGCCGCTTAACCCTTTTTCTATTCTATTGATATCAAAAACAGTGTTTTCTTTAAAAACAGAATAGCCATTTAACGACAGCGTCTTGTCATGGACTGAGGTGTGGAAAGCAGATCCATTCAATCCCTCAAATGTATTGTTTATGACGTTAACGCCGTGACCGACAATGCACTCATTAGGTATATCAGTAAAAACATTATTTCTTATTACAGAGTCCTTGCCACCATGAATAAGTATAGTGCCATTAACATGCCAAGCAGCACTTACCTGGTTTTCTCTTGCGTTTCCGTCAAAAGTTAAATTTTCTATCAAAATGTTTTTGTTTGTGCCGTTATCAACATGAGAGTGCATGCCTTCAATCAAGAAAAAACTTTTCATTATCATATCGCCTTTTTTGAACTCTCCTTTAAATGGGTTGTCAATAGTTATGTACCCTTCGTGTATGCCAGCAACTACCCTGTAAGGGTTTGAAGTTTCCTTGACTCCGTATCCTTTTGTCAAAACAACCTTGTCACCAATAAAAAGCGAAGGCGGAACATTATCAACATGAACTATAAAACCACCTTCGTAATCTATAGATAAATAAGAGCTAGTTAGCTTTGATGAAGATCTTTTTATTGTTGCACCGTTACCATTTATTTTGACGTTTGAATAATCTCTTAGTAACAATGTTTTATCGAATAAATAAGTAACGTCATTTTTAAGCGAAAGAGCTTTGTTTTTATCCAGCTCTTCTTGTAAAAGGCCAACTGATTCGTGTAAGAATATATTTTTATCTTTGTTGTCTCCTATAAGGTCTAGATCATAATCATTCCACTCTGTAGGATCGTTAGGGAAAGCATCTTTATTATCTGAAATTCCATCTCCATCTGAGTCAATAACAACATCTAATTGATTGTTTTTGTGTTGTGATTGGTTGCAGCCAGATAATAAGACCACTAAAATTATTAATAATATTTTCATGTTATCCCTTTAATCCTTCTATTTTAAAATCAATAAATTCCTGACCTTTTTTTACGTCAACTTTTTTTATTGAGTACTCGTAAACATTTCTATCGTTAAATCCGTATTTTTTTTGGAGTATGTCAATAAAGCACTTTACAGGGTTGTCAGCATCGGCAAGTTTTGAGCTAAACCCAAAAAACAAACTAACCTTTAATTTACCTTCAGGTATTTCAATTTTATTAGGGAGCAATAACAAGCATTCTTTCTCATATTGCTTGTACTTTTTTGTTTTGAATCGCTTACCTTGCCAAGCCTCATTAACTGACATTGGCTTTATATCTAACCGCATAGGCTCTGTCAAATCCATTTTCTGAATCTGCTCTATAGCCCAACCTCTTGTCCCGTTGGTTAGCTTAAAGTTTTTCATCTAGCCGTAATCTCTACGCCAAGTATAAACACTCGTTCGGCTTACACCATACTTCTTCATTGCCTCATCTATTGACTTAGCAATACTGTACTTGGCAATTTCTTTCTTTAGTTTTGACGGAAAGTTTTTAGTTGATGTATCACCAAATCTAGACTTCTCTACTTCTGGAAATATATTTTTAATTGATTGTGCGTTTAACATAGTTTAACCTCTGTATTGTTAAGATTTTTAAAGTTTATTGTAATTAAGTCTCCGATTCACTCTCTTGCTTTTTTACAGCATGAAAATGATTAACTTACTCTCCAAGTGAGTTGGCCCCTTCCTTTATTGGTTGGGGCTTTTTTTTACTCTCTAAAAAGGCACATCGTCAAATTGATTATTTGATTGATTGCCGCTTACTGCCATTCCTGGTTGTTGAAAGCCTGGTGCAGGGTTTTGATTGCTATAGCCTTGCTGTCCTTGGTTTTGTTGTGGCTGATAACCTTGTTGTTGCTGTGGCGCATTACCACCTTCTTTCCAGAATACTTTAGAGTTACCAAGAATAGCACCTTTAATACCTTGCTCTTGCTCTTCTTTTGTTGTCTTTTGCGTGACCATGCCGCTGTTACCGTATTGGTCTAGCTGGTCTAGATCCACAAAAGCCGTCAATGATAAATAAGTGCCCTTCTTGCCTTGGTATAACTTTGATTTATCAATCTTTGTAACATCGACTGATAGTTCTATTCCCACTTTGCTCATTTTCTTTTCCTATTTAATTAATAAACGACTTTTACCTTCTGAAAGCTGTGCGCCTTCAATCTCTAACCCTTCTTTAAGTGCTTTCTTAATTTTCACTTTGTCGGGCGTTGTTTTCACCTCTAGCTTAACGTAATCGTCAGGCAGTGCATCAGCATCGGTTATTTCTGCGACAACACTAGGTTTACCAAGAGTAATGTTAAATAGCGGATGATTAATCTTTGTGATTCCTGACACCTCCATATTGTATCGCAAGTACTCTTTTAGGCGCTCTTGGTTGCTTGTTATCGACTTTTTGCGGTCTTGCAGGCGCTTAATCTCGTTTGAGATAGCATCAACATCGGCTTGCAAAGTGTTAACAACTGCTACAATGTTAGTTCCTTTCTCCTCGAAAGCTCCCTCGATTGACTCTAGGCATTCGTTTAAATCTTCCGTTGGAATATCAGATTCTAAAAAACCTATGTAGTCTTTACTTATCTGGTGTAATTTATTCACCTGTAGCCTCCTGCTCATAGGTGTCGCCGGCGTTAGTTTCAGGATTGAAAATATCAACATTGAACTCACGGTATTTTGCCTTTGTGACGAACCCAAAAAAACAAAAATCACCTAAACCAGCTTTTT